GTCGTTATTATTCAACAGAGTGGGTAAAGAAAAATGTTTTACAATTATCTGATGAAGAAATAATGAAGATGGATAAACAAATGAAAAAAGAAGGTGCTATTCTTCAACAACCAGAGATAGATCAAGATGGGGTGCAGACTCAGCCACCACAGACACCACAAAACGGGTCTACCCCATCGCCTAATAATTCAGATAATTTAGATACGGCTAGAGGTTTGAATACAGAAAGTATAGTTAGATTAATTAAAGAATCTGACAAGGCTGTACTAAATAGAAAATAAATAAACTAATGTATATAATAGGAGATAAAAATGGCTGATTTAGATGATTTTATTGATAAAGTGGTTGGTGGCCAAGCGAGTGCAGCTAGAGAACAATTACAAGGAATGTTGTCTACTAAAACTGCTGATGCTTTGCAAGATAGAAAGCATGAAATAACAAACGCTTTATTCAATGATGGTGAAGAGGTGGAAGAAGAGCCCGTAGAAGATGAAGAAGAGGTAACAAGCCAGTATGGCGATGATCCTGCAATTGAAAATGATGAGATACAAGAAATAGATCCATTTTCAGGACAACCAGTAGAACCGGAGGGAGAAGTAGAAGAAGCATGAAAACTTTACAATCACTAATGCAAGAAGTTTCGGGTGAGGCTCGTATGAAAAATAC